ACACTACTATCTGCACCTGTAGCTCCTGTATTACCTGTTAATCCTGTATTACCTGTATTGCCTTGAATACCCTGAATACCTTGAGTACCCTGAAGACCTTGAATACCTTGTGGGGCTGCATCAGTCCAACCTGAGTCATAAATTTTCATTCGATTCAGAGTGGTATCAAAGTACATTGCACCTGTAGTAAGCGCATCCCCGTCATTATCTAATGAGGGAGCTGTTGCTTTAGCACCTAGATATTTATCATCAAATGAATCTAATGCAGCTAGTGCTGCTGATGCGCTAGTCGCTGCATTAGACGCTTGAGTCGTAGCCGTAGTTGCTGAAGTAGAGGCAGCTGTGGCTGAGTTACTTGCATTAGTTGCGCTTGTTGTAGCAGCATTCTTACTTGAAAGGGCGTTAGCTGCTGATGATGCTGATCCTGTTGCTGATGTTGCTGCATTTGTTTCACTTGTTCCTGCATTAGTTTCTGATGATGTTGCTGCTGCCTCACTTAATAATGCATCAGCTGCACTTACTGCTGCCTCTGTAGCACTAGCACCTGCACTTATAGAACTTGCTGACGCACTAGATGCTGAAGCAGCTACACCAGCAGAAGATGCTGCGGCATTAGTTTCTGAAGTGGAAGCTGCCGAGGCACTGTTTGATGCTTCTGTTGCTGATGCTGCTGCATCTACAGCCTGTTGTGTTACTTCTGTTATAGTTGCATCAGTGGTAGAGTCGCCTGTACCACCTGTGCCTCGATAGATTCCCATTCTTTATCTCCTTGTGGATTAACGTAAACTATTCTTTTCTTTTTCGATTAACCGTTCAAGCTCTTTAATACGTTTATTCATAGCAGCATTGGGGCCAACACCATTGATGTTACGGGCTTTACCTGTATTAGTTTTAATACTCCCTTCACTTTTAATATCTATTACTTTACCTGAACCAGCAGCTACCGTTTTAGACTTACCATTAAGACCTGTAGTAGTTACAGTGTTACCTACCTTCTTCTTAGGTACTACTGTACGACCAGCACTAGGATGTCCACCTGTCTTCAGAGGACGGGCAATACCTTTAGAGATGATTCGCTTACCTTTAGTTGCATTGGGGTTTGGTTTAGTACGAACGATACCACCATTACCTGTTTTAATTACTGAACCTCTTACAGTTTGACCTGCTTTATTTGTAGTCGATTTAGTTCTAACAGCATTACCTTTAGGGTCAGCCGATAGATTATTTAATTTGTATTGAAGTCGTCCTATAGTTTGACGAGACTTCCCAGCTGCTTCTGCTGCTTTGATCTTTGCTTTTAATTCTTTCTTCTGTTTAAATGTTGACATAATCTTTCCTTAAGTAATAGAAAAGGGAACTCCCTAGAAGTCTAAGCAGTTCCCTCATGAAGGCTAAAAATCTAGCCTATGCATCTACGCAGGAAGCGCAATGGCGACAGCAGAAGTATCACGTAGTACACCAGTACCGTAGATAGTATCGCTGGTGAACAAGTCAGCTAAGAACTCTTGCTTGTACTGAGTCTGTGAACGAACAGCCATCTGCTCTGCAAACACAAACGCATCCTTATGCATCAACATGCCAACCTTGGCACCGCCATCAACTGGACAGTTGTTGCTGATGTAAATGTCTACACCGTACAAGTTACCAATCTTACCGTTAACAACAGTTTGACCACCAACAAAATCAGAAGAGGTATAACGATCAATACCCATGATAGAGTTACGAGCAGAAGGAGGAAGGATCAAAGAACGACCATCCATAGGTACATCTGCATCATCTAACTTCTGAATCAAGTTACGGAAACCAGCATCAGTAAAGGCTAACTGACCACTACCAGCATAGTCAGAAAGAACACCAGTAGCACTCATCTTCTGAGCTTTAGCCCAAGTGGAACCATTACCACCGTTAGCAGACTTACCTAACAAGAAGATATCGTCTTCAACTTTCTTAGCCAAAGAATAACCAGCATCACCAGTATAGAACTTACGCATAGAAGCTTGAGCTTGAATGTCAGTAATATCTTCGATCATACGTGAGTATTCAAAGTGCTTGTCAATCAGAATAGACAACTGAGTTGCTGTATCGTTCTGGATTGTTACTGCTGCGCCAGACACTTTGGCAGTAGCAGAGCCACGGTTAGGCTTAGGGATGAAAATGGTATCACCCTTCTTACCTGACATAGGCATTTTGTTCACTAAGTTTGCAACAACCAATTCCTTCTTATAAGCAGCGATGATTTCATCACTCCAAATCTCAGGGATAAAGTTAGCAGAAGTAGTGTTGTTTGTTACGCCACCTTGGGCGGGATATACTGAAGTAGCCATTATAATAATTTCCTAATAAGAATAGATTAACGAACTCTACCTTCTGCATACGCTTTCATTATAACGTCATTGTTAGCAAGGTAGCGATCGGGTTCGTACTGCATCATGTGTAATAGTTCTGATCGCTTTAGGAACTTCTTAGTAGTCTCACCAGATCCTCGTGCTGAACCATTGCTTCCACTCTTAAGAGAACGCTTACGATCTCCTTCGGTAGCAGCCTTAGCACCTGCAATTAGTTCTTGTTGTTCTTTCCAAGTTGTAAACAAATCGTCAGCAGCGTCAAAGTCATACTCTGCATCTGCCTTTTGTAACTTCTTAGTCCGAGCCTGAGACTTACCAACCCACTCTTGGAACGCTTCGTCATTCACTATATCCATCGCATCTGGATGGGTTGCAAAGATCTTGTCTCGTATTTCCAATTTAGCTAACTTCTCAGTAGCTTCTTTAGCTGCTTTCAAAGCTGGATGGTTTTCTAATTTCTTATCAAGGGTTGCATTAGGATTCTCTAAGAAATCCAGATCACTTACCTCTTCCTGTACCGATTCTTTAGCGGCTGATTTATTTACTATAAATTCATCTACCAGCTTTCTCAACTCACCTACTTCATTGCCCTGCCGACCTGCCATCTTTTCGGCTTCTTGGTGCATTCGGACTAATTCAGCAGCAGACTTGCCCCGATACTTATCAGGTACCTCTTCCTCTTGATCAGTTTGCTCTTCTTCTGGAGAGGCTGCTTCAAGTGATTCCGTTAAGGATTGATATTCTTCATCGTCTGCTAGTTGAGGTTCTTGGTTGCCATCTAAAAATTGTGCCATGTTTGCTCCGTACTACCTAGTATTATGGAATTTATATAAATGAGGTTACTTCAGAAAAGAAGTCTCAAGATTTACTACGTTCTGCCTGCAGCTGTTTTTGGCGTTGCTTAGACCATTTGATTGTAGCCCCTGCAAAGTCTCCTGAGAGGGGATCTAACTTACTCATGGGTGCAGCTAGTTGTCGCTGAGACAGTTTGTTACATAAAGAGCATACACTTTCCCGACTATCGGAGCGTACATACTTCTCTTCAATGTAACTACATTCACTACATTTGAAATCATAAACGCGAATCATTTACGAAATCCTCATAGGAGTTCTTGATACCATCTTCAAAGCGTAAGAGCTTTCCAATGATGTCAAGTTGTCCTTGACGGTAGTGTAATTCTTTTTCAGTCTTACAAGTGACTAGATCACGGAGAGATTCCTCTGATTCCGTGAAGTCTTCTAGTAAGCTCTTCCATCCCTCTGTTAGAAAAATATCAATTAAAGAATTGTAGTATTGTTCTAACTCAGGATCTGTATCTGTTTGCATGCGTTTCTCCTCATTAGGACGCAGTTGAGAATGATTCTCATTTTTATTTAGTGTGTGGAGTCTATCACATATACCATTTAAAGTCAAGTACTATTTATCATTCATTTGTTTATTAACGATTGCTTCCTTACTTTCAATCTCTCGCTCCTTCAAAACAAGCTCTACAATCTTAGCTCTCTTAGCAAACTCTTTCTCGTCAGTATCACCATCAGAGATGTTTGTAGTCAGAACTTTCAATCGATCAGTCTCTGCTTCCATAGGAAGTAACTGAGTCTCAGTATTATATTTATTAGTACGAGCCTGTGACTCCATAGCCTGTCCTTGTAGGACTCCTATGTAAGCTTCCTTCTGCTGTATATCAACCTGAGCAGCTTGCTGTGCCATAGGATCTGGTTTAGCAGCTTCTGATAACTTAGCAATGAGAGCTTCACGGTTAGCAAGGTTCATATTATCTACAACAGATTTAACAAGTTCAGAATACATAGGAGTATCAGGAGACATTGTTTGTAGTAGTTGTACTAATTGAGAAACCTCATACTCACGAGCAATAACACCTAGAGAACTAGAAGGAATAAACTTAAAGTCACCTGTAGGGAACTTCTCAGGGTTGTACTGCATGTAACGCCATGCAGCTTGTTGTACAAATGGGATGAGGAAACACTCTTGGAAATTAATCAAGGTACGCTTATGACGTTTAATAATAGAACCAAGTCCCATAGATACAGCACCAGCGGCTGATTGACCACCAACCATGCCAGAGATACCAGCACTATCAATCGCCCCTGTAGCGTTCTGTACCATCCTCTGAAGGTGGTCAGCTTGACTGAATGTAATGTTGTCTACGTTGCCAAAGTTCATTGGTTGTAATATTTCATTAGGATTACCATTCGTAAGAATAGTTTTTCCTGGCCTTACTTCCATCTTAGCGCCACGAGGCATACGAGATGCGTCCATAGCCATCATTGGGTGTACTGTTAGAGCTAATGCATCAATGCGAGCACGTAGTTCTGTGTCCAAAGCTTTCTGACTATTATACCCTTTCTCACAAACACCACGACCCCAAAAACGACTAGGTACTACATCCCAAGGGAACGCAACTACAGGACGATCCTGCATCATGTAAGGGTTTTCTTCCATCTTTAGGATACTTGTTCCATTAGCAATCACTGCAATTACTTCAACATAGTTAGAACCATTTTCTGTAAGTGTTTCAGACAGAGAAATAACTTCTTCATCTTCTGAATATAAATAACTTTCTAACATTGAGCGAGGTAATAGACCATAATACTTAGTTAGACGAATACGATCCTCATCATAATCATCAACATCATCGTTAGCTTCTAAGAAAGAGTATGAAGAAGACGGATCAATGTCTACATCTTCATAGACACCTTCTTCTATCAACTGCTGTACTTGGTGAATAGGAACATACTCGTCAATAGCACAGCCTAATGCCTCTTCAATAGAGGAAGCTACTGGGTCTATTAAGAAGTTCTGTGGAAGAACAGGACGAACAGTACATGAAACTTCTTTAGTTTCCATAACACCATAGGTAGCTACTTGACCATCCATAGCAGGTTGTGTCATAGGAACTCTTCGAGTCTTCTCCTGTACAACAACCTCTCCAATACCTGTACCGAATACAGCAGAGTTTACTATACATTCAGAGATAGCTTGACGAGTCTTGTTAAGAGAGAACTCTTCACTCAAAGCATTCTTTAGGTACTCAACATCACCACGTTCTTTATCGTCCATGTCATCACGGATGTCAAAGAACTGCCCACGCCCAAATGTAGCTTCTTCTACTTCAGCAACACTGCTTTCAACAGCTTGTTGGAGTGCAGGACTAATTATACGGGAGCGTTCACTCTTACGAAGTGAGTCATCTCCTGCCCATATACCACGCCATAGGCGATTGTACTCATCAAATCGTTCTTCATAGTTAGATTCAAAGTGCTCACGCCACCCATCACACTTCTCCATGATCCATTCTTCTGCAGACTCTTCAAGGAGTAGTTCATTTTCATCTGACATAATTAATATCCTGCGATAGCATCCATAAATTCGTACTCGTCTTCCTCATAGTCATACGCATAACTAACCTTAGCTAACTGGTCAATGTATGCAAGTGAATCTATTAAGTCATCGTGTACTAAGTGATTAGGGAACTGGAATAACTGGTCTAAGAACTCTGTATTCCACTCACCTTCGTTTAAAGTTATCTGCCCATGCTCGAATCTACCCTGCAAGGCCCAGATTATACGGTCTGTCTTACGTTTATTACCATGAGTTAGTTCTTCAACTCTAAAGAAGAACTGCTCTTGTTTCATCTTATCTAATAGATAGGGATGTACTGCATTTTTTAGTGCTCCTTTCTCTACACCTATAGCAATAGGTTGGTAATCTCGTACAGCTTGGAAGATTTTATCCGCTGTCTTCTTAACATCCCATCGTCCATAGATTATATTATCAATCCACCAACCATCAGGCCCACACTTAACAACAGATATAGACGTTGTATCTAGTTTCTTTTGTTTAGACGTAGTTGCTTTCTCTATATCAGCAAAACCTGCAAGGTCAACAGAGATATAGTAGTCTCCCTCTGCAGGTTCTTCTGTATCAAACTCAATCCAATCCTCACTGAAGATAGCTCCACCAGCAGCTTCAAAACTAGCTAGAAACTCTTGACGGAATGCAAAGGATGACATACTTCCTTTAGCTGCTTCTATCTCTTCAGGGTCTAATAGGTTGTTATCATAGGATGTGAAGTGCCAACTCTTGAAAGTAGGATCATCTCCTTGTCCATGACGGTATAAATCATAGAAATGGTTACGTCCCATAGGCGTACCTATAAAGATAGCTCCACCCTTCTGGTCAGCTAGTGCTGGTCGTAGGATTTGCTCCCACACTTCAGGCTTCATGTCAGCATACTCGTCCATAACAAGGAACTTTAGGCTAACACCACGCATAGTCTCTGGTCTATCGGCACCCTTGAGGGCAATCGTAGTACCATTTATTAGTTTTATTTGAAGATTATTAATATGACTACTTTTGATAACACTATGGCCCAACTCCATAAGGGTTTCCCACATGATATCTCGTGCTTGGCCCTGAGTAGGGGCAACATAGAACACCTGTCCTTTAGTTGTCTGTAACCCTTCTATGATTAATGCCCATGCTGCCAGCCTACTCTTACCACAACGTCTT